TTATCTTCAGCATATTTTGAAATAAATTTTCCGGGAACAGACCCGTCAGGTTTAGCCACCATTCCAATACCGGCTGTTGGACAATATCCACATTTCTCTCCTTTCTTTCCTATTAACATAGAACAATCCGTTACTTGAGCACAGATTGCCCTATCTTTCATTTTTTTACATTCATCTACCGATTTAGCCCAATCTTTTGTCTGACATACCTGTGTTTTTGGCCCTTTATTAGTTCCATAATAAAACGAATCTGAAGACGCACAATAACCGCAGTCCGGAGCACCTGCCAAATCATCACAGTCTGATATTGCATTGCATTGTGTATGTCCAGCATCTACACTACTTTCTTCCATTGGGTTACCAGGTACTGGTTTCAACTCGTTATTTTTTTGAGCAGTTTCTTTCATTATTACCGCTTGATTTATTGTTGTTTTTATAGGGGGTGTCTGCCCTTCGTCCGTCAAACCCTCTTTTACACTAAATCCTTCCAGTCCTCCACTTTTTTTATTTCTCTTCTTTTTTTTATATTTTAGATCCGTCCATTTATTTATTCCCGGTTTAACAACTAATAAATCTCCATATGGGTCTTTCTCCTTTCTTACACCATAATAACCCGTTTGTTCCTTCATTTCTTTTTGTTGCTTTTTTGTTATTTCCATTTCAAATTTTGTAGGAATACTTCTTTGGGCCAACGCTTCTTGAGTTCTTTCTTTTTTTCTTATATATTTATACAATAAAACTATCATTATTATACTTACAATTATTCCTATAGTTGTTAAAATTGATAAATATTTCATATATATAATTAATATATATATTAAATTTATTTGAACGATACCGTTATTTCTACTTTTTCTTTTTTTATACTTTTTGATGCCGAAACCGATAATTCTTCTCGTGTTTTTCTCGTTTTATTTACTTTTTCTTTTCTATTTTTTGCTGTACTATTTCTTTTATTCATATCTTTATTTATTTCTTCAAAGTGCCTTTCTATATAATCTAACAATTTATTATCTAAAACCCATCTAAAAAAATTTAATTGTCCTATTGTTGTTTGTATATATGTATTTTCTCCATATGGTATATTTATTCTCTCCCATCTACAAAAGGGATCAAATCTCTTTTTTGAATAAGCCTTTAACTTCAACTTATAATCTATATACACCTTAAATCTTGTATCTACTCCATTCTTCTTCAAATTATATACTGTAAACTGCTTTTTACTATAATTTGTTGCAAACCAATCTATCAATCTTAGCGATATATCTGAATCTCCATTAATTATACTCAATATTTTATTTATCTTTCCATCTTTATAGTATTCTAATAAATTATCCAATAATAAACTATTCTGTGTTGAATATGATGTCATACTATAATTTTATTTATGACTCTGTTTTTATATTGTTATTTTTATTACATTTTATATATGTTGTTTTTGGTCTTAAATATTCATCTTCATTTTTTAAATCATCTAAATAATTATTTTTTGATAAAAATGGATTAACAGCCACTCCTATCAACTGATCTCTACTTAATAATCTCTCCGACGTTACTGATCTGTTTGTTTCCGACTCCCCCACTGTTATATTCTCTAAACTGCGTGTAAATTCTCTCTTTTTTTCCACCATTTCATTATTATATGCAATTGGTGTCTTCTTCATTTTTCCATTCTTCCATGTCCAATGTCTATATTTCATTTGAAATACGCATATTTTTTATTTTTTTTTTATTAACTTAAATAAATTGATATTAAATTTATACTTTCAATAATACTTAAATTATGAGTATTCAAAAACCCACTACCGCATTTCAATATTATTTAAAAGCATGGAAAGATTTATCTGATAAAGATAAGGTAAAATTTGAATTAATGGCACAAAGAGATAAAAATAGATATAATAAAGAAATATTAGAAAAAGAATTAGAAAAAGAAAAGGAGGTAACACAACAACAAATATATTTAACAGCATATACAGGAGGATATAGTTCTGTAGGGTTGGATAATGGAGCAAACTCTTACGAAACAGTTGGACCAGTAGTTAAAATCGTTGAATACAGCAAAGAAGAACAAGAAAAATGGGGTGTAAAAGTAAAAGCATTTGAATATAGAGATAAAAAATACAATGATTGTAAATTTACTTTACATCATAATCAAAAATATCATATACGCACACAATGGGGTGACCCCGATAAAAAAGGCGATAACGTGTATACGCACGGCACAACATATAATTATAGAAAGGATAATCCATACAACCCTATACCAAAATATAATATATGCAAAATATACACATACGTAGGAACTACTACACAACATTATACTTCTTTTAATAATAATACATGGACCACTACCTCCTAAAAACATTTAATTCTGTATCATTTAATACTTCTTTTATACTTTTTCTTACCTCATCCAATGCTTCTTTTCTATCTATATCTATACCTGTTTCTACTTTCCCATCTGATATATCTATATTATTAAGTTTATATACTTGTAATGGATTTAATATCCATGTTTTAATTTTTTCTTTCATACTTCTTAATTCTATTTTTATTTATTTAATTATTACGAATATATATTATTACGAATATATATGAAAATTTTTGTTATTACGAGGTTATCCTATATTGCTAACGCCGACTTCAAAGCTATTTCTAGCAAACACATTGATGAATATAAAAAAATACTTTTCAATAAAAATAGATTAGATGAAAAATTTAATGCCTTTAAAAAAATTACTCACCCCTCTATTATTAATCAAACTTATAATAATTGGATGTGGTTCATAATCACTTCCAAATTTCTTCCCGATAATTATAAAAAAATATTAAATGATATTATTAATAATAACCCACGTATTAAAGTTATTTTTTCAGAAAATGGAGGCGGGGGGTTTCAAAATTATAAAAAATATATTGTAGAAAATGAAAATTATGCTACAATGAGACTTGACGACGATGATGGTATAAATATTAAATTATTTAAAAAACTTCAAACTTATGATAATTCAATTTATAATAATAAATATATCACTTTTCCACTAGGTCAAAGATATACTATTAAAAATAATGTCGTCATTCTAGGTTCCAAATATAACTCTCCAAAAGTCGCATTAGGTCTTACACGTATAAATAATTATGTTTATAAAACACAACATAATAAAATCCCAAATAATAATCTAATCATTGATAATTTTCCAAATAGTTATCTATTATACTGTGGTAATGCAACATACACTAAACGAAATTTTTATTAATAAATTGATATATAAATATATTAATTATATATATCAATATATGTTAGCTATTACCGAAAAATGGAATGAAGTAGTTCATGGCTATACTTTTCCTCCCGATACACCACATAAAATAAAAATTATGAACACTATGGATTTTGATATGTTATCTGATACTAATGAAAATCTAGAATGGTTTTTAGATTGTCTGGATGAATACAATAAATGGAGAAATGTGGAAGGATGGCATATCCAGTATGGTCAGTGGCTCCGGGGAAAATTACAATTAAATATTATTTCTTCTACATACATTTATAATGGAAGGTCTTTTGTTATTATAAATACCTCATTTCTCAATTTCATAAAAAAATGTAAATACTATTACAAAAATAAAATAAATCATTATAAAAAACATATCATTTATAGAACTATTCATGGTAAATTCCCACGATTAAAATATTCCAGGATTTGAACCATATATCATCATAAATCCCAACATAAACATTCCTAACAAGAATATAAATATTAACATAATAACTCTTACATCGGTTTTATTCCAAATTGTTACATTGTAGCAACACGTTATATTTATTAGAAATGGCCGACTATACCTTTCACACACACAACATCTTATCCTTCGCGCTAATGTGCGCGCTCTTCTTATTCTCGTCCTCTGATTTAATATGACATTTCTTATTACAACATGCGTCATGTCTCTCATATGTTCCAATTCTTTAAATTTATAATTATTTTCATCTAACCATTCATTTATTTTTACATCAAATAATATACTTTTTCTACATAATATACACCTATAATCTACATATGAATTATCTCTTTCTATATTTATTGGTGATAAATTAGTATATACTAACCATTTCTCATAACAGTTCTCATGGTAGTTAAAATTACAATCACAATACTTATTCTCTATCAAATTATCAGATAAATCTTCCATACATATTATACATTCTCTTGAATGGTCGTCATCTGGTATCTTTATTGTTATTTCATTCATATTAAATATTATAGTTAATATGTATTTAAATTAATTTATTTTCTTCTTTTCCTTGATTTCTTTCTTTTTCTTTTCTTTTTAGTTTTTCTTTTCTTTTTAGTTTTTCTTTTCTTTTTCTTACGGCGTCTTCCACCTCTTCCTTTAACTTTTCTCAAATCAAAAGCCTTATCAAATGGACTTTTTGAATTTTCTAATAAATATTTAACAAATGGTGATGGTCTATAACTAGGATAACCCAATGTCATTGAAACTGTAGGATGACCATGTGTATTAAAACATAAATACATGTATATACCTTCTCCTACTGGTGTTGTTCCATCTTTATCGGCCGCATAACTCGCCGCTATCACTTGTTCTTTTATTTTATCAGTAATTTTCAATTTATTCCAATTCGCACCAAATATATGACGCATATAATGTGCGTTATTGTCATCTCTCCATTGTTCATAATCCGTTTTTCCATATAATCTTTCCGGTGGAACTCTCTTACGCCCCGGGGGTTTTTTTGCTCCTACACTTCTTAAAGATGGTGCGCCCGATGGTTGAATTACGCCGGGTTCAAAATTCACCTCGTTCAATGATAATAAAAATTCTGAATAAACTGGGTCTGAAAACATGGTTTCATCTGTCCATACTTTTCCTTCAGGGTTTCTTGATGGTATTTTATTTGCTGTATCATTTAAATACAAATATTTTTTTCCTTCGTCATCACTCTTAAATGCGTCTCTAGGATGCATTGCGGTCCCACTGTCATAACAACCCGGTCTAAATCTAAAACAAAACTTATCCCAATAATATTTTACTACATAAGGTAACGATGATAATTTTACTCCTTGATATATATTAGACGCATGAAATGTCATTTCTATCACTTTATCTGTTAATTCCATTCCAGCACCTCTCTGATTACTACATAACCCATCTATATATATATAATTTTCTCCATGTAAAACTTCGTCTCCCTCGTTATCTTTTATATAATGTGCCGCATCAGAATTTTGAAATCTCAATCTATCTTGTACTATTTCTCTCAAATCTGTAATGCATATAAAACCATCTGTTCTACCATTTGCTCCCATTTTTAATATTATTATTTGACATTTTTCTTGCATTCTTTCATGTTCAAAAAAACCTTCTGTATCTAAAACATCCATACACAAATTTTTTCCTCTACTATCTGTTGTTCGTTGAATACTATTTATTGCTCTTGACCATTGACCCCAATCATGGCTACCATTTGCTATACACGTATTTTGACTATTATTTTCATCAAAATTATCTTGTCCTACGCGAGGAACTGGTGTAAATGATGTGCCCTCATCATCATCAACACTCATTGATGAACTACCACTATCACTATCACTATCACTTGATGAATCTGAGCTACTATCATCATCAAATGTTGAATAATAATTGGGATAACGAATTCCATTTACATAACCAGCATTATTATTTTGACTCCATTGTATGTATATATCTGCACCATGCACTCTACCTCCCTGAGATGATGGTGTCAAAGGATTAAATGGCCCATTCCTCATTCTATCAATTGTTTGCATAACGGGCAAAAAGCATAAATCAGCAAACTGTGGATTAAAAATTATATGATAACCGGGTAATACATCGCTACCATCGGGATTTTTAAATCCTGATGTGACCGCAATATTTTCATTTGTTGCTAGTGATGCCATAATATATATATATTAATCATATTTTTTTATTATTTTCATTTGTTTGGAAAATTTAAAATGTTCGTCGTTTGTTGTTCTTCTTTTTAAATTACATTTTAAACAGCATATTACTACATTTTCTGTATGATGTCCTATATTATTATCTAGTCTATCTAAAGTCCATTGCATATCTTCTCTAACATTTTCATACATTAATTTACAATTTTTACGACAGTAATAACAAACTAATTTTGAAATAACAATTTTTTCAATAAGATTGTCGTAAGTAATAAATAGTTTTTTTTCATATTTTTCTTTTTTAGTATCTTGATTTTTGTAACCATTTAATTTTTTTACAATTTCTCGTTTAACATTGTCATATCCTTCAAACTTCTCTCCCAGGTACAATTGATTAATAAGATTTTGTTGTTTGTTTTTTTCTAATAGATAACTTTTATTTTCCCATTTGGTGGATGTTAATCTTACTGTATTTTTTTCATTTTTTATAGATTCTATGTTCCTTTTACCTGTAATAATTATTTTCTTCATATAAAATATATATAAAATATATATAAGAATATAATGTTATTATATATTATATGAGTGTAAAAACAAAAACTGAGGAATGCTTGGAGTTAAAAAATATAAAATATCAAACTATGTTAATAAATAATAATACATCAAGTCTCAATACCAAGGAAAATATAAATGATATTGAAGATTTTTTATTTAAAGAAATACAATTAAATAAAAAGTTACCATGGAGCAAACTAGATCAGGGCTTGAAGCTTGAACACATCAGAAATTTTGTTAAAGATTATACATTAAAAAATAAACTATCAGAAAATAAGGAAAAAATTCTCTTAAAATTTTTAAATTCTTGTATGGAAAGGAAAAAATTACAAAGAGTTAAAGATGTTACATACGATATTAGTTCAGGAAAAATAATTTGTATTCCAAATTTACTGTTTAACAAAATAACTAATAAATTTATTTTAAAAAAAAAAGAAAAAACCGGGTCTTCCACGCTTAGCTGCCTAGCACCTAAACCTAAAAGCAAAAGAAGAAAAATACGAAAACTACGGAAAACTAAAGCACTAAAAGAAAAAAATAAAGCCCTAAAAGAAAAAAATAAAGCCCTAAAAGAATGCGTTTAGAATAATAATAAATTGATATAAAAATAACATATAATATTTATATCAATATGAATATATCTATCAATATAAATCAATTAAACGATTTGCATAATATTATTGATAATTTTATTCCCGATAAAAAAGATACATTTTTACATAGTAAAGATTATGAAGATTTTCATGAAACCATAGATTTATTTATTAATGATTTTATTACTAATAATATTATCTTATATCCCAATAAACATTTTGACGAATATTTGTATGATTATATTTATGATGTTACATTAAATTTATTTAATAATATTATGGTTGATTTAGATGATAATATTGAAGATATCATTGAAAATATTATTTATTCATATCATTCAAAAAATCTTACTTGTAGATCATTCAAAAAATCATTTATTATTGATATGCCCAATGTAAAGAAAATTAAACAACAAATTAAAGATTTTGAAAATATGGAACAACCTGCTCAAAAAACCGAAGCATGGTATAAATTTAGATGGAATGGCCTTACTGCCAGTAGTTTATGGAAATCTCTAGATAGCCAATCTAGTAAAAATAGTATAATTTATCAAAAATGCAAACCATTAGATTTAAAAAAAACTAAAGGTTGTAATATTAATTCTCCATTTCATAATGGACATAAGTATGAACCCTTATCAATTATTATATATGAAGATTGGTTCAAGACCACTGTTGCTGAAGTAGGTGCTATTAAACACACAACACATCCTTTCTTAAGAGCTTCGCCCGATGGTATTAATATTGACCCACAAAATCCTAGATTTGGTAGGGCCCTGGAAATTAAAAACCCCGTTAATAGAGAATTAACTGGTATTCCAAAAAAAGATTATTGGATACAAATGCAACTACAAATGGAAGTATGGGATTTAGAAGAATGTGATTTCTTAGAAACTACTTTTAAAGAATATGAAAATGAAGAAGAATTCTTAAATGATGGAAATCTATTTAATAAAACAAAAGATGATAAATTAAAAGGAATAATTGTTCGCTTCTTTGACGGAAATGAACCCGTGTATAAATATCCTCCATTAAATTTAAATCAAAAAGATTTTGATAATTGGTATGATAAAATAATGGACGAAGATAACAATCTATCTTGGATACAAAATATTTATTGGTATATGGATAATTATTCTTTAGTTCTAGTTCCTAGAAATAAAATATGGTTCAAAACTGTTTTACCTGAATTACAAAATGTTTGGAACACTATTTTAAAAGAAAGAGTAACTGGTTATGAACATAGAAAACCTAACAAAAGACCCAGAAAAAAGAAAGAAACAGAAAATAGTATTGTCTTAAATAAAAAGAAAAATAATATTAAAACTACATTAAATTTACCCGATAGCCCTATTGTAAAAACTGGAACTATTATTATTAAAGTACGAACCGAATCTTTTGAAAACTCTCCTGAAAATAATTAACTACTCGTTCTCTTTTTACCATACATCGCATGGCATATATGAGAATATTTGTCTGTATCGCTACACGGGTGCTCCCCTTTTCTATTATTCACACATTGTTTTTCTTGTTGTGATAACTGGGATGTTGGTAATAATAAATAATTATTAGAATATCTTCTATTTGATTTCCCGCCTCTGTTATAATAATCTCCAGCAAAAGCTTCTTTCTTTTTTACATTCATATTATTTAATCCACCATACCCATCTATTATTGTAAAAAATGCTAATACTCCTAATATCATTAATGCAAAATTTGTAATATCAAATAACCCCATTTTCATTATATATAAATATACATAAAAAAAACATATTTAAGACTTATCATTATTATTATTAAATATGACTAGTATTTCATATGAAGATTATGTTATTAAAAGAGATGGGCGACAAGAAACTGTAAGTTTTGATAAAATTCTGGCAAGATGTAAAAATCTTAGTAACAATGAATTAAATATAAATTTAACTTCATTGGTTCAAAAAATTATTGATGGTCTATATGACGGTATTTCCACCCCTGAAATTGATGAATTATTAGCACAACAATGTGCTTCTCTTTCTACAGTTCATCCCGACTATGAACTGCTAGCTAGTAGAATATTAATTTCAAATCATCATAAAAATACAGATGATAATTATCTTAATGTTGTTGATAAATTATATAATTATAAAGACATTCATAATGTTCACAGTCCCATAGTTTCTGAACAATTATATAATATTGTCAAAAATAACCACGAACTTGTTCAAGGGATGTTAATGTATGAAAATGATTATAATCTTGACTATTTTGGGTTTAAAACATTAGAAAGAGCGTATTTAATGAAAATAAATGGTGTAATTGTTGAAAGACCACAACATATGTTCATGAGAGTTTCTATAGGAATTCACGGCGATGACTGGGAACAAGTTAAACAAACATATGGATACATGAGTATGCTTTATTTTACACATGCAACTCCTACTTTATTTAATGCAGGAACTCCCAGACCACAATGTTCTTCTTGTTATTTACAAGCTATGGAAAGTGATAGTATTGAAGGTATTTATAATACATTATCTGATGTTGCTAGTATAAGTAAATGGGCCGGGGGTATTGGATTACATATTAGTAATGTTAGATGTTCCGGTAGTCATATACGAGGAACTAATGGAACTAGCAATGGCATTGTGCCTATGCTTAAGGTATTTAATTCTACTGCTCGTTATGTTGACCAGGGTGGTGGTAAAAGAGCTGGATCATTTGCTATTTATCTTGAACCATGGCACGGCGATGTTGAAACTTTTCTTGAAATGAAAAAAAATCATGGTGATGAAAAT